TGTTGCACAACAAGCCACTAACGTTGCGTTTACACCTGCCGGTGATTTAAGCAGCACCAATGTTCAGGCTGCACTTGAAGAGCTTGACACTGAGAAGCTTGGTGCAGCTAGCCCAACGTTCACAGGTGATGTCACGATTAGCACTGGTGGAACGCTGATCCTTGAGGGCGCAACAGCAAACGACTTTGAGACGACGTTAACGGTTACCGATCCAACTGCTGATCGGACGATTACATTTCCAGATGTGACCGGCAACGTCGTCACAACTGGTGACACTGGAACGGTTACAAATGCAATGCTTGGCGGAAGCATTGCGTATACAAAGCTTGCTGCCTTGACGGGTGGCAATATTATTGTTGGCAATGGCAGCAACGTCGCAACAAGCGTTGCAATGTCTGGTGATGTGACGATCAGCAATGCTGGTGTTACAGCAATCGGGTCAGGCGTTGTCGTTGATGCTGACGTTAGTGCCACCGCTGAAATTGCAGTTAGCAAGCTTGCTGACGGTGCTGCGTACCAGATTCTGCACACTGACTCTGCTGGAACGGGTGTTGAGTGGACAAATGACCTTGCTGTTCCTGGAACGCTTGGGGTTATAGGCCAGACGACGTTGGCGGAGATCAAGGAAAAAGTTTCAGCGTTGGCAGGTACGGCAATTGATCCAGTGAACGGATCGATCCAAACCAAAACGCTTGGGGCGAACACTACATTTACGGAATCGTTTGAGACAGGTCAGGCGGTTGTCTTGCACTTGCTAGCGGGTGCAAGTTATACGGTGACATGGCCAACGATCACTTGGGTTACAGGTAGCGGCAACGCTGCACCAACATTGACGGCAAATGATGTGTTGGTGTTCTGGAAGGTTTCGACTACGCTTTACGGAGCATATGTAGGGAGCGCAGTCTGATGTTAGGTAAGCAATTAATCCAAGCCGCATCAGGTTCAGCAGCTGCCGCTGGAGGTGCAGATATAGCTGTAGCGCATGTCGGCTCTCCTTACATTAGTGCTTATCCTTGGTCTTCAGGATTTGGCACTAAGTATGCAGACCCTTCTACTTTGCCGCCTGGTACTGGTGTTAGTGTTGCATTTAGTCCTGATAGGGCAGATATAGCTGTAGCGCATGTCGGCTCTCCTTACATTAGTGTTTATCCTTGGTCTTCAGGCTTCGGCACTAAGTATTCAAATCCTGCTACTTTGCCGTCTAGTCACGGTCTAGACGTTAAATTTAGTCCTGACGGAGCAGACATAGCTGTAATACATGGGGGTACTCCTTACATTAGTGTTTACCCTTGGTCTTCAGGTTTTGGCACTAAGTATGCAAATCCTTCTACTATACCGGGTAGCAATGCAAGAGGTGTTGCATTTAGTCCTGATGGGTCAGATATAGCTGTATCGCACGGCAACTCTCCTTACATTAATGTTTACCCTTGGTCTTCAGGTTTTGGCACTAAGTATGCAAACCCTTCTACTTTGCCGCCTAGAAATTGTCTAGATGTTGCCTTTAGTCCTGACGGGGCAGATATAGCTTTAGCGCATATCGACTCTCCTTACATTAGTGCTTACCCTTGGTCTTCAGGTTTCGGTACTAAGTATGCGAATCCTTCTACTTTGCCGCCTTTTGAGTGTCAAAGTGTTAAATTTAGTCCTGACGGGGCAGATGTAGCTGTAGCACATGAGGTTTCTCCTTACATTACGGCTTATGCTTGGTCTTCAGGTTTCGGCACTAAGCATGCAAATCCTGCTACTTTACCGACCGGCAAGGGCGAAGGTGTTACATTTAATCCTGACGGGGCAGATATAGCTGTAGCGCACGCCAATTCTCCTTACGTTAGTGTTTATCCTTGGTCCTCAGGTTTTGGTACTAAGTATGCGAATCCTTCTATTTTGCCGACCAGTACTGGTAATACTGTTGCCTTTAATCCTGCTTAATGTACTATAGTTCTATGAACAAACTACAAACGCTCCAATCAGCTCTTCAGCCCCGCAACGATGAGATTCTGGATTACCAGATCAACATCGACAACTACATCCGAGCCATTGAAAAAATCAACGCTGAGCACGCAGATAATCCTGCCATGATTGAGTTCCGTGATCTTTTAGCCGATATGGTCAAGTCTCATAAAACTGAACAGCTCAAAGCGATTATCATTCGTGATGTAATCGCAGACCAAATCACCGAACTGGAGGCATCCTGATGTTCTACGCCAAGCTTGACAACGAAGGCAATCTGGAGCGGTATCCGTACACGCTTACAGACTTGCGGCGTGCCAATCCAGGAACAAGTTTTGCCCGAACAATTTCAGACGAAACAGCAGCAGCATTTAACTGTGTTCCTGTGACGCAGGTTGACCCTCCCGCTGATGACTACACCAAAAACTATGAACGTTCAGCGCGTAATAATGCTGGTACGTGGGAAGAGCAGTGGAATGAAAGTAACGCAACTGCTGACCAGATTGCGGAACGAACCACTGCTAAATCCAATGATGTGCGCCAAGAGCGGAACGAAAAGATTGCTGAATGTGACTGGACCGTTTTGGCAGATAGCCCTTTAACGACCAGTCAGAAAACTGCTTGGAAAACCTACCGTCAATCTTTGCGTGAGATAACGTCTGGCGACGACTTTCCGCATAACATCACATGGCCATCACAGCCTTAGCCGGTCTTGGGTTTCTATACCTGATCGGTTTCTGTCTTTTAGCAATCAATCCTCGTGAAGATGAAACGTCCTGATCCAATGATTCCTGGCAAGCCTGGCGCGGAAGATCAAGAGGCAATGCGGAACAGATCTGCGTGGATCGAAGCCCTTTACAAGTACGAAGGCCGTGATGACAAGGATCATCCGATGCACGGCCTTTATACAGGGCTAGCGAAGAAGCATTACAACACGATGAGCATTAATGACCACGATGAGGATTAATGGCTAAACCAAAAGGCTCTGCTGAGGTTGATTTCATCAAGGGGAAGCCTAAGAAAACACGACAAGGCAACGGTAAGCATTCCAAACCGTCCCATGGAAGGAAGCCACTTAGGGGGCAAGGCAAGTAAACTCTGAGTGGTTTTGCTTAATTTCATGATCAAATCTTTGTCCTGCGTTATTGGCGCTCTTGCCTTTGGAGCGTCTGCTGCTGTTGCTGGCCCTTACATCAACACAGAAGCCAACCTTGGTTGGTCTGGCACTGATTACTCAGGCAGTGTTACTGATCTTCACTTGGGATACGAGCATAGCGAAGGCGCTTATAGCGTTTATGTCCAGGGAGGCCCTGCAATTGTGCAGCCTGACGCTGGGGATAGCGATGTTGAGTTCTCAGGCAAGCTTGGTGGCTCTGTTGCTGCCAGCGAAAATTTCAGCTTCTACACCGAGATTTCTGGAATTACTGGCGATGATCAGAACTCCTACGGCGGCAAGCTTGGTGCCAAGTACAACTTCTGATCTATAGTCAGAGCTGACTGAGTGTCGGGCTTAGTCGGACGTTGGAGAGTACCCCTGATAGCCTCACACTATTAGGGGTTTTTTCATGCAGAAAGTTTTCAACATGCTTGCGGCTGTGTCGTTTGCCATGTCTGGGGCATTAGTCGGCATGAGTTTTTACGCTGTTAGCAAGCTGCCAGAACTGAAACAACAGGCAATAGATGAAGCTAAAGCCCTTGTTGGTGAATTAGTGTCTGGAGCGGTGACAGATGCGATGCCTGGGCAAGTCAAAGAAATGATCCCTGCATTGCCAACTGAGACCGGTCCTGCTTTACCTTTTTGATGTCAGATCTAATCAACTCTCCGTCCCATTACAACCAAGGTCGTGTTGAGGCTATTGAGGTTATTGAGGATTCAGTGAGGGACGCTGATGATGCTGTCAGCGGCTACTTGCTGGGTCAGACGCTCAAATATTTGCTGAGGATGTGGCACAAGGGTGATGCACTCCAAGACGCTGGCAAGGCTAGTTGGTACTTGGATCGTTTGATCGCAAGGTTGCAGGGGAATGCCTGAAGTGATGCGTGTTTTAGTCGCATGTGAGTACAGCGGACGGGTTCGCGATGCTTTTTGCAAGAATGGACACGATGCAATGAGCTGTGACCTGTTGCCAACCGAGGTTGATGGTCCGCACTATCAAGGACCAGTTGAAGACGTATTGAGTGATGGATGGGATTTGATGATTGCCCATCCTCCTTGTACGCATCTAGCGGTTAGCGGTAGCAGGCATTTCCCAGAAAAAATTGCGGACGGCAGGCAACAGGCTGCTTTGGATTTTGTACGACTTTTGATGAACGCTCCAATTAAGCGATGGGCTATAGAAAACCCTGTAAGCGTGATCAGTTCTGCGATTCGTTCGCCCGATCAAATTATTCAGCCTTGGGAATACGGCCACGGCGAAGTAAAAGCCACCTGCTTATGGCTCAACAATCTTCCAAGATTAAAACCAACTAATTGCGTAGAGGGCAGAGAAGCAAGGATTCACTTGATGCCTCCAGGCCCTAACCGTTGGAAAGAAAGAAGTCGTACCTTTGAAGGTGTGGCAAAAGCAATGGGTGACCAATGGGGCGGCTGTCTATTGCCTGCCTGCGCGGATCAGCTTGACCTGCTTGCAAATTTAGATTGATGCCTGAGATTCGCACTATTGGGATCAATTCTCCTGAGATTCCAGAGTTGCGAGTATGGATGACGCCAGGAAGTTCAGCCATTCCAGAGGCACCTCCTGTCACATTGCAGCTAGGCGTTCCAATTGTTCAGGTGCCTGGCTGCGTTGAGGCGAACCAAGACAACAGCAAGTCTGGAACGTTGATCATTGATGACCCTCGCAGCGCCCAGACGTATTGCGATGGAACGATGCCATCGTTTGACCCTTTGGATTACAGGGCTCAGGATTTAACTTTTACGCCTAACGCTCAATTGCCTTCTGTTGGCTCTCCTAAGGAGCCATTGCCTCCACCGTCGATCACGCCTCCACCGATTAAGCCGGTAACGAAGGAGGATAAAGACTTGCGTTGTCCTCCACTTAGAGCAAAGGAGGTTGGTACGTTGGTTCAAGACGGTCGAAAGCGTATCTCTGGTTATGAAGTGAAAGAGGATAAATGCGTAACAATTTACGAAGAGGTTCCTTTAGGAGTTCAGGTTATTGCAGCCGTGCCAACGTTGCCGCAAATAACTAAAACCGGCGGAATTGCATTTGTTGCCACTTCAATGGCTATTGCAACTCCATTTCTTATCAAGCTGGTCAAGCCAACCGTCAAGAAGGTGATGAAGAAGGTCCAGAAGATTCTCAGTAAGAAGACTAAGGTTTTGTCTGTGTTTGAGCGCCAGAAAGCCCAGCGGGCATCACGGAAGTGATTTTGTGTTTGTGGGGTAGAACTTGGCTCGGTTTGGGTCTCAGGATGACATCAGCACAGACTGAGTAATAGGGAGAGCGAGGATGAAACTCGATGCCTTTCTGCTTGAGTTCTCCGCAGTTCTTGAGTCTTGCGATCTCAAAATCAAGCCGTTTGTTGGCAAGATGCTGCTCTTGCAGGGCAATCTGAGCATCAGCAGCTTTTTTGCACCGAGCCTGTAAGCCTCCATCAAGAGGGATTGTTAGTTGCAGGGCAAGCCCGCCTGACCAGTTGTGCGAATCTTTTTGGCCCGTTCTTGTTGGCATTGTATAAAGGACGGATCCTGGATTATCCGGTAACCCATCGTCATCAAAATCAGAAAGATCATATACAGGCTCATCAAAATAAGCCTCGTACGGTAGCTGCCAGGATTGGGAACGATTGACATACGGGCTAAACGTCAGGGTTGGGCCTTGGCATTGAATGCCTCCGCCGTAAGTGTTTTGAATGGCGTTGCCGTTCATGATCTGCACAGCTTGATTGGTAACGCTTCCTGAGCTAGTTGCTGTTGGAGCGGCAGTAGCTGACACGCCACCAATCGTTTCCGCGTTCACGGGAGCGGAAAGTATTACTGAGAGAAGACCGAGACAGTATCTGTAACAGATTCGACCTCTGTGGTGCGCTGCACGGTCGTTATGTTTGAAAGCCCCGGTCCGCTGTAAGTTTCCACGAACTGAAAAGCTGCTCCTGGTGTAACAAGTGTCCAATTGGGCTTTTGTCCTGTTTTGAGAGCCTTCCATGAATCAACAGTTGTTGTTCCTGGGGTCATGCTTGACCCTGAATGTTGAACGTTTTGACCAGAGACAGAGTATTGCCAACCGGTGGCATAGTCCTCGCTAACGATAGTCTCAGTGACTTTCGACTTGGTTTCAGTGTGAGAGGTCATGCTGCCACTGCTGAAATTTGGAACAACAGGGACAGCATTGGCGGTTGGAGCAAGCAGAAACAAAAGCAGTAAGGCTCGCATCACTTCACCGTTAACTCTGTGACAATTTGACCAATGGCAGTTGTACCAGCGCCACCAGCGGTAAGCGTAATTGCATTGTCGGAAGCAATTGTGCCCGCCAGTGATCCAGCAACTCCACCAGCAGTCGTCGTCGTGTTTCCGAGCATTGGCAAGCTAGGCGTTACACCTGCTGTGACCGTAGTGGCCGTGGGAGTTGCATCTCCTTCAATAAAGCTTTCGCTGTAGGAGAAAGCGTCTCCGGCTGTGGTTACGCTCCAAGCGCCAGGTGTGTAACCAATTGCGCTCCCAGGGGTAAGGCTGCCCAATGTTGGGGCGGTGCCAAGGGTGACGTTGTTGCCAGAAACAGAAAGGGTGCTGCCAATCCTTGATGCCTGAGAGGCTGCACCGTCAACAGTCAGCTGAATACTGGATTGGATTTTGTGGCTTATGTCAGCGTGAGCTGCTGAGGCAAAACTTAACGCAATCGCTAAAAGAGCTAGACGTTTCATTTTGTTGGAGGCGTTTTGGTCAGTGGTTCGACTTTAGGCGGTGCTTTCTTCTGTTGATTAGCAGTTTTACGTTCAATGCCAAAGCTTGCCATGGCCCCCGTGAGCAGACTGGCGACAAAAGTATTATCCATTTTCATCTGAGGGAAGACCCCTAGATAAGAAACGGTCAGCAATGTTGCGCTCCAAACCAAAACAGCGCATTTAACAAGATCTGCTGTTGAGAACCCTTCCTTCTCTTCATTTTCTCTTGGATCTGCCATGATTGATTGACGCTATGGGTCGATGGTGGTCGAAATTCTTGCTGCTGTTGCTGGAGCGTCGATCGGCATTGCTGGCCTAGGGATCGCTGGCGCAAACCGCCAAAACCAGACAGGCCGAGATTCGCTTGTGAGGCTGACTTCAGCTGTTGATAATTTAGCCACCAGGATGGACGTTCTCCACACTGACCTCAGGTTGAGGGATCAGGAGATTTTCGCGAGGATTAGTGAGCTGGAGCGGTCAGTTGCAAGGCTTGAGGGCCATAGCGACCGGAACTAGACTTTGGTGAATAGCCAGGGTCACCATGCTGTTTCTAGTTCGTCCAATCTTGTTTTCCTTCCTCAAGAGCAAGGCTGTGAAAGTTTTGGTTCTTGACTTGCTCCAGGCTTACGCCAAGAGCACAGACAACACGATTGACGATCAAGTCTGTGAATACGTGAGCAGGAACTTGTTTCCTCAAGACAGGG